GGTGATCTGTCCTGAAACTACCGTAGCGGTCCCCGCAAATGATCCATCGGCAAAAACGCTGACTTCCTCTCCGTCGAGGTGACTTAGACCCGTGCAAGTTGCAGTCGCCCCGGTGTAAGAGACGGCAGAATCGACAAACCAAAGGTCTGCCAAAGTGTTTTTTTCCTGCGCGAGAATCTGATCTGGCCGGAATCGCTCAATGTATCTTGACCCTCCACGATTCACAACGATCCACACTTCGTCCTCGTCGCCGTCCCCGTAGACTGTCGCGACGCTTTCATAGGTGACATCCGGAGAAGTGATTTCATAGGCAGCGAAGAATGGTTGCCCAGGGCGGTAGGTCCATCCGATCATTTTGCCGTCATCGGTAACCCCCCAAATGATCGCCTCGCGTTGCCTTTGCAAGGCCAGTTCCTTCATATTGCCCCGTGTCAAGTGCTCGGAGTAGATCGTTACGTCGTCGGACTTGTAGGCGTCATCCTCGAACTTGTAGCCAAGCTGCCGAAGTCTCCGGCCTTGCCTCTGAATAAAAACAACCGCCTGATCGACTGAGAGTGCTTGGTATGCCTTGGACCCCTTTGATGTGTGCCGCCTAATGGTGTAGTCATCAATCGAGATCTGCTCCTCTCTGGTTTCTCCGGTGATGACAAATTCCCCGGCGGTTGTGCCGGCTAAGAGCGACCTATTTGAAGAAAGCCACTGGACCCGGTTATGCTCATCGGCGAACAGGGAGAAAGACAAGGGGGCGTCTGCGTCCGCTACGGCATCTGTCGCAAAGGCTCGGGTGAAATCATCGAAGCCGTCAATCCGTGACGCCCAGACCGTCTGTGGCCGTGAGACAGTCCCGCCAAACCAAAGCCTCTGCCCGTGGAATGTAACAGCACGGGGAAAGCCGCGATAGGTCGAGAATGCGCCCTCCCTCCACTCCGTCGAAGCACCTGGAGCCAGCTTCCGGAGAACAGTTCCGGTTGCAGAAGTCGCAGACGCCACGGCATCAATCTTCACCCTACCTCGGATAAATGGATCAGCGACAGACAGGACCGCTCGCGCATTGGTAGAAGAGGTGTGATTCTCAACCGAAATCATCAAGTCGGCAGGCGCGTCGATGGTGTAGGCCTCATTGACGTTCCGATCATCGGCAGAATCAAAGAAAAGGTAGTCATTCCACTCCGTTGAGCCAAGATAGCGGCGAAGAATCCGGACATCTGCCGTCCATTCCCCAAAGGTCTGAATGGTAAACTCCCCTTCAACCCGGATCGGGTCGCTATTGCTCAGGCCTGTTCTGGCGGTGGTTGAAGAGCTACGAATATCGTAAACGGTGAGCGAATCTGATCCGCCCCCTACGATGTCTTGGGACACCTGAAGCTCTGTCGATTCCCGCTTGTATGCCAATTCAAAGACTGCCCCAACATGGCCAGAAACAAAGACGTCACTCGCCGCGGTAAGGGTCACTGACCCAGTCTCCGCGCTTGCTGTGATGGCTTTGGTTGAGTCTAGCTCAACATCAAGGAAGGGAGGCTCGGAAAGCTCGTATTCTTCCATCACCCAATCGTTTTCCGCAAACCTGGAAAGACGATAAGGCGGGTGATCGGCATGGGTGATAAAGACAACGTCGTTGAGCTGCGCGAATTGAAGCTCGTTGAGATCTGCCACAGAATAGGGCGTCACCCTCTCAAAAGCGACACCAGGAGAGGATTCGATCTGCTCTGCCGTGTTTAGGCCGCATCGATAGAAACGAATGTAACCCGCTCCGAATTCAAGGATGTGCCTTTCCTCGGTCGAGAACTCAAAACCGAACAGGCGAACCTCTCCAGAGGACTTGGTTTCGTTGATAAGCTCAGTCCCTGGCCGGTATCTCGCACCACCATAAGGAAGCGCGATGAAGTTCTCCATCCTTGAGCAGCCGGACTGATAGACCTCTAACTCTTCGCGCGCGTTAATGTAGGGAGTAACCTCCCCAGCGTTGAACGCGTTTTGGACATGGTGAAGCATCAGGAAGAAGAGCGCGGGATGTAACGGCCTCGGCGAACGTAGCGAGCCTGAACAAAAGGACTAGTGGTGATCGACTTGGCAATTCCGTGGTTTTCTTTGGCGTCAGTCTCCCTGCCGTCCACGGTCTTGGCTTTTGGAAGGGCAACCCTGAAGTATTCGTCCTTCAATGCCTGCGCCATGTTTGGAGACTGGAGTAAAGGGGTTGCCAGATTGGATGCTAGAAGCGTAACGAAGGCATTCCTGAAGTCGGGATCGTAGTCGTCTGGCTCCAGATCACTCGTGATATAGGAGACCCTTGCTGTGGATGCGTCACAATGGATCTTGCTTCCAGTCCTGCGAAATTCATTCTTTGGAAGATCTCGGTAGTCAGTCTGGAGCGTCAGGAACCGGACGCAATCGGCGGGAAGCTGAAATGAGTAGTTGAAATGGGCTGTTTCCGCAGTGCTGAGTTGAGCAAGGTCTGCCTCCCTCTCTGCGAATGACCAAGGAAACTCTCGGAGCACTTCCTCTAGGGTGGGTTCGTAGAGCAGATCCGCTTCTTTTGACCCAGGTAAGGTGTCATCTCCCAGCCTGATAATCAAAGAAGCCCCCAGTCTTGAGAGGGCAAGGTTAGCAACTTCGGTCTTGGTCATGGCTGGAAATAATGAAGGCCCGACCCGTCATTCTAGCGGATCGGGCCTTCCGTGGTTATTGGTGGACTCGGACTTTAGACCGAGCGGGTGACAATGTAGAACGTGGCCGTGGCGTCAGCGGTCAAACTGGTCGCCGTGGTCACGGTCGCGATGAGTTCTTTCCCGGTCGCAATGCTCTCGTAGGTGAGTTCATTGGTCCCGAGGTTATCAATCACGCCTGCCGCCTGAATGGCGGTCGCCCCGCAAATCAAATCGTCGTCGGTATCGATTCCGACTTTGACCGAAAGCGCGGTTCCCAACGAGGAGGGAGTCACGACCTTGCACAAGGCAGGGACCGGAACTTGCCCTTGCTTGAGGGGAGGCGTCAGGGTGATGACATCGTTTGCCGACTCGTCACCCACAAGGGTGACTTTGGTAACGATGAGGTTGAGATCGGCGTTCACTTCTTCACCACGGATGGTGCCGACGCGACTGCCTTGGGTTTTGGCGAGGTAAAGGGCCTCGGCTGCGGATGCTCGTTCAGTTGGCATTATATTGGTCTCCTTCTAGTGGTTTAGGTGAAGAGGTTGGTCTGGCAGGCGATGGTTCCGACTGACTTCTGTTCAAGGCGGCAGGCTCCCACCATCTTCTCGACGTAGTATTGAATCGCGTAGGAGCGATCAGGACGTTCCGAGATGCGGTGGACGGCTCCGGCCCACTCGTCAAACTGGACAAGGTTGCTCACCCACATCACAGCGTTGTAGACGTTGGTTTCAACGAGAGGAACGCGCTCAGTCCGGATGAAGTGAATCCCCATCCAGTAGACCAGGTCGCCGTCATCAAGCTTATTGATTCGGGTCTTGTCAGCGTCGGAGATCAGTTCATCGGCAATGATGGCGTCTTTCATGTCGGCGTTGATTGCGCAACACAGTTTGGCCCCTGCTGCCTTTTGGTCCTGTCCGTAAAACTCGTTTTTCTCAAACTGACGCTTGAGGTAGCGAAGTTTCCCGGTTGTCAGGTTGGAATTGGCTGCGGAACCAGTCCGAACGTAGTCCTTTGCAACCACCATGTCCGAGGCGAGGGCCTCTGTGGTGTCTGCATTGACGCCGGTGCTGTTGTTCCCGGTAATTCCGGTGATGAAGACATCATCGCAAGTCCGGTTAAACGCTGCGGTCTGGGCCTCCATGATCGTGGAACCAGGAAGAACGGTCGAAGCCAAAAGGGTTGGATCGAACTGGTCTTGCCCTTTGGCAGAGTTGAACTTCCGTGGGAAGATGTGACGAATCTCTCCGGCAACTTCGGAGAGTTGGGTGAGACCCATGCGCTGACCGGTGGTTTCGGTCATGTCCTCTTCTTCGAGGGTGTTGTGGGTCTTGGAAGCACCGACGCAGCCGAACTCAGTTCGAGCATACTGCGCAACGCGCTTCAGTTTTTGTTGAGCCTGATGCTCAAAGTTCTTGGCATAGACCTTTTGGTAAGCCTGTGCGGTAATTGGATCGAATTCACTCATGGTAGTGGATGTTTTGATTTTATTAGAATCAGCTCATCGATTGTCCCCATGAGTGGGGGTTCTTGGCCTGCGGTGGTGCGCTCCGGTTAGCGGATAAGATCTGAGAAGGTTCCCGGTCGCAGATGAATGCAAAAAATCCCACACAGGACAGACTCAGACTACTGCGACCGGGATTGTCTTCGTCTCTTATCGAACTCAATTTGACCGCGTTTCTGCCGTGAGGGAACGTATGTTTTGATCCACTAAAAACCCCGTGACGGTCTTCTGTGTTCCGCCACGGGGTCAGGGGTTATGTCTTAAGGGAGATTATTTCGCGCCCATGAGAGAAAGGACCTTCTTTTGAGCGAAGACATCTCCGTCATGATAAGGCTTGTGGAGCGGGTTTGCAGGGTTGTTGATGATGTCGTCAACCTGCTCTTCTCCGGAGCGGAGATCGGCAACCGGATTCCCCAAGTTGGTGGAGTCCTGTCCCATCTTGCTGGCAAAGTAGTGCAGAATCCGAACCATGAGCGGATTCCGGGCGACTTCCTTGGCAGCATCTGAATTCGGGTCTTCCCCGAGAGCTTCGAGTGATGAATTCAGACCATTTGTTGCGGTCTGAATCGCTGCCGTCATCTTGTCTCCTTGGAAGTTTGGATCAGAGTGCAAGGTTTGTTTGCTGGCTTCCAGTGCTGCCTTTTGCTCCTCTACGGTTTGTTCCGCAAGCTGCCTCTCGATTCCTTCCGTGATCTCGGCATACTTGGAAACCATCGCGTTAACCATTGGCGTATGGCCAAGGTGGGCGGACTCATTGGCGACCTTCAAGATTTCCCCGAGCGTTTCTTCTGGGACGATCTCTTTCATCTCGTCGGAGAGTTGGACCCCGTATGATTCCAGGTTAACCACTTCCGGAATGCCATTGGCTTGCCGGTATGCGCTAAGTTGCTCCGGTGTCGCCTCCTCTCCGGGGGCTCCCTTCATCTTCTGAAGGTTCTTGTAGCTGTCGATGATGGCACCGGGAGATTTCCACTGCTCAGGAACTCCCCACTTGTGAGCGTCCTGCGTGAAGGTTCCGTCTGGATTGATGGCCTTGGTCCAGTCTCGATCCTCGGGAGGGGTGATGATCTGTTCCGGGGTTGTGGATTCGACCGGCTTTGCTTCCGGTGCTGGAGCGGCTGACGGCTCTGCTGATGCTGGCGGTGTAAGTAGTGTTTCGCTCATGGTTTTCTAGTGTTTTGTGAAGGTCCTGGGCCGTGGTTGCCCTCCTGCCAGGCCAAGAGTGTAGAGGTCTATGGAAACAACCTTGGCTTTCAGGGGACGAGGAACACTCACGGCTTATCCCTTCTCGCTGGTGTCAGCCTTGTGCAAGACTGGTGAGACGTTCTTCAAGGGCTGGGATATTGTGAAACTTGCCGGGATCATTAACGATCCATTCAAGCATGACTTCTGCGCTTGGCTTCCACTTGGCGGAGAATTCCTCTTCCTTCATGGTGGCGAGGTCGTAATTCAGGAACTCTGCGGAAAATGCTCCGTGGTGCGGATCGCGAACAGGTTTGACAGGTGCCGCCTTTTCTTCGGATTCCGGAGTTGGCTTCGGGGCTTTCTCGGGTTCTGGCTCCGAAACGATTTCGCCTGAAACAAGAGCTTCGATTGTCTCCTTGTAAACTGCCTTGGCATACGCTGGAGCGGAATACTCGATCTTGCCGTCTTTGACGGTAGCGACGAGCTTTTTGTCTTCATCTCGGGTGATGGTCCCGTCTTCATTCAGGGTGAGATTTGGTGGCTGACTCATGTTCTTTTAT